TGTTGTGTTTTGACATTTAAATATCTCTCCTTTAAATCATTTCATTTTTAGTTACATAAATTGTTTTGGTTATTTGGTTCGTATCCGGGTCAGTCGTGTGATGCTGACTAGATACAATTAACCAGCCGGCCTGTTTAAAGCTTTTCATCAAAGCTATTTCGGCTTCTAGTGGGTTAAAGTCATCGGCTAGGTCAACCTTATAAAAGATTTGAATTTCAACACCCATTGCTAGGCCTTTAAACGTATTGTTTGCAAGGTAAGCCGGGCTTGAATCGGTCTCTTGTAATAGCATGACTGTACTATCAGTGTTGTCTGGTTCTTCTTTAGGTATCTCATTGAGGTAAACTTTATCAACCCACGTTAAATTGAGGGAATTAACTAGGCTAGCAACCTGTGATACTGGTAATAGCATTAGTCATCGTTCCCCTTCTGGTATTCCTTCAACTCAGCTTCGAAGACAGCATCCTGACTATCTTCTAAGTTTTGATCAACAAAATGATCTGCTTTGATATGCTTAGTCCCATCGTTTAATCGCATGGCATTCATGTCATGGTACTTATTAGTCCAGCCTACAATCGAGCTGCCATCATGTTCACCATCTATATCGTTGCTGTTATAACTTATGTTGTCAGCCATGTGTCCGTGCTTCTCGTCTTTATGATTTGAATAGTGTTTCTTTCTCGTGACTTCTGTTAAGTTATCAGCTAACTTCTTAGCGCCGGCTTTGGTTATCTTCTCTTGTTCAGCCTCGTTAGGGACTAGCTTGTGGACGTCCTTAAGCCAACTTTCTAGTTGGTCGGCTATATCATCTTTTGCCATAGCTAAGCCCCCTTAGTAACCTGTTTAAGCGTCAAATAATCGCAAGACAGATAATTACTAGAATCATCCATGCTGTCATTAATGACATCGTAAAGCTTGCCTTTATATTGGCATTTAATGCCTTCGTAAACTTTGGGATTATGCCTAATAATAACTACGACTTGTTCTAATTGTTCGGCCGTTAGTTGATACGAATATGCAATCGATCGTGTATAGGGTGCGCAGTATAAACTAAACTGGCTAACAAATGTCTGCTTGCTAGTCCCGTTAATAGGATTTTGAATAGTTTTAACAGTGCCAATCTGTATACGCTGGTTAAAGTCAACTGGAGTTAGCCTATTAATTGCCATTATCGTCCACCTCATCCTGCTTTTGGTTATACAGGCCTCGTAATTGTCCAATGATTGAATCAACGACTAAGTCGACTGGATTAACAGTGTTTGAAGTGATTGATGTCCGGTAATACCAGTATGAACCAGCTAAGGCGTAAACAGCCGTTTCAAACAAGTCACTCACGCCTTCCATTTCATAGAACCCCGGAACACTATTGTCGTCCCCAATGGCTTGTTCAATATAGCTGGTGGCTGCAGACAAATAGCCTTTTAGCAGCTCATCGTCATCATTACCGTCAATTCGCAAAGATGATTTTAATGTTTCTAAATCGGCTGCCACTTTAATCACATCCTTACTTAGCCGCCCAGGCCATAACTGTACTGTGCATTTATTGGCGACATAGTTGGCTAATTACTTCGTAGTGGTCGTTGTCGCAGCACTAGCCGCAAAGTTGGCTGGTTGGTCAGCAATTGCACTGAATGAACCCGCAACAAATGCATCTGCATCAGTAGCTTCAACGTCAAAACGGTCAATCACACGAATCTTAGTTTGATCCTTTTCAAAGGCACCCCCACCAATATTGGTAGTCAATAATGAAGCATTTTCTCGGTCAAACAAGGTTACAGCTTGCGATAAATCACCATAGTAAAGTGGGTAAGCTGGTGCTGACACAGTACCAACGTTAGGTAACCACTTGTCAGCAACTTCTACAATCCGCTTGCCACGGATTAAATATTGGTCAGGCTGTGTTGGATCTGGTTGCAATAAGTAGCGACCCATAGCATCCTTAACTTCAGAAAGTACATTTAAACCAGAAGTATTTGTCATTAAGAATGATGTCGACTTGATGGCAGGATCAACGGCAGTATTAATCATAGTAATAATGTCGTCGAACTTAGCCAAAGTAGGCTTTTTAGGTGCTTTGTTCATCGCTGCAATGATTTGAGCGTTGCGAGTAACGACAACCTTCTTAGCAATCCATTGAGAAAGCCAAGCTAAAATGTTGTCAGCCGTGTCCTTTAGCAATGAATTAGTAGCAGTAGTAATGCCAGCATATCGATGGATCGTGTATTTGATAATGGATAACTTAGGATCATCATTATCGCCAATGGTAGCCGTTTCATCATCTAAATCAGCTAACGGAGTAACATCAGTCCATTTTTCGTAAACTCGTGACCCAGTTTGAGTTGTAACAGTTTCCCGATTAACATACTGTTGTAATGAATCGTATTCACGAACCAGTGTATTAATTGCAGTTTGAATATCTTGAGGAATAGTCAAACCAATTGCGTTACCAGCTTCGTCGGTAGAGGAGGTTACCAAGTTCATAACTTTAGGGTCGCCTTTAATCATGCCTTGGAAGTTCTTGATAAACTCAGCCTTGATGTCTTTTTCATTATCATCAAGTGGATTTACATCGTCTTTGTTCATATTGGCAATTTCTTGAGCCTTACGTTCTTCTTCCAATTGTTCATGTAAAGCGTCACGACGGGCAACCGCGTTGTCACGATCTTGCTTCATTGCTTTAAATTTGTCTTGGTCAAAGCTGTCGTCAAGGACAGCTGCGTTTAACTTGTCGTTCAAGTCTGATACCTTTTGCCCTTGGGCAATCCAAGCATCATTCATTGTGTTAATATTAGCCATTAGTTGGCCTCCTTTTGATTTTTTCCAAATAAAATAGCCAATTTGCTGTTTCGTAATTCAGCAGATTGACTATTAGTAGTATTTTCTTCTTTAGACGGTTTAGCTTTATCCTTATCCGCCTTGTAAATGAGATTCATCAGCTTGTTAACTGCAGATTTAGGTGGAATGTGTGAAATAGCGTTCACCGGTTGTAATTGTTGATCATTAGCAAACATAATTTCGTCAGCGAAGCCTTTATCGACGGCATCACTAGCGGTTAACCAGGTTTCATTTGCCATTAGTTGTAGCAAGTCAGCTTGCTCCATGCCAGTTTTAGCTTCATAAGCATTGGCAATCGATTGATCAATGCCATTTAAAATACTGGCTTCATGCTCCAGATCGTCAGCATTACCAGCTGGTTGTGACCAAGCCTTATGAATCATAATTTGTGCAGTTGGTGAAATGTTAATATGATCGCCAGCCATAGCAACCACGCTTGCCGCACTAGCGGCTAAGCCTTGAATATTAACTGTGACATTGCCAGCATAATTCTTTAGCATAGTGTAAATTTCACTAGCCGCAAAAACATCACCACCATTGGAAGCAATGTCGACTTCAAGTTCTTCGTCGTCGCCGTCGTCATCGTCAGTGTCGTCGTTATCATTTAAAATGGCAGCAACACCTGAAGGTGATACTGCTGGCATTCCGAAGAATTGATAGAAGCCAGCTGTTTGATCATCAACAATGTCGCCTTTAATCATCACTTTCTTTGTCATCATTATCACCTCCTTTTCCAGATTGAATTACAACTTGTTGTGTTGTTGGATTCTTAGCATCAGGCATTTCATCCGGGAAATAACCAGTCTGCTGTAGTAGCCAAGTTGCTTGATTATTGGCAATCGTGCCATCTTTAGCTAGCCCTGATAGAGTAGCTGCAAATGAGTCTCCCAATGGGTCTACAGCAGTACGTATATTGGCCGTAATCTTAGCATTAAGCTTATTATCCAGCTCAGCTAAAATTGCCTGTAAATAGCGATTAAGGGCGTTAGTGTACATGCCTTTAATTTGGTCAATATTACTTTGCTGGTCGCCTTGACCATTCAAATAGCTATCAGGAATACCGAAAACTTTAGCGATTTGCTTGCTTGTCCAATCTGTTTGGCTTAATAGCTTAGTAACATCGGCTTTCATTTCTAGTGGCTTGTAATCTTCAAGTTGATCAATAACGACCGGCCCACCGTTTGAACTGTTCACCTGTTTCATGAAGTTGCGCGAACGGCTGGCTTTCATCTTCTCACTTAGCAGCCCACCGTGCTGAATAGATAGAACGCCAGGAGCACTAATTGAACGCGCTAACGCAGCCAACGTTAAACTATTAGACGAACTCTTGACTTGTAACTCATTCGATAATGCTTTCAATGGACTATTACCCGTCATACCGCCATCGGTACTAGCCCAGCGAATATGAATCATATCAGACTGTGGTACATATTGAAGTACGCCAAGATTGGGCTCATCAAAGGTAACTGTATAGGTTAAGCCGCTACCATCATCTAATAGATATGTTTGAACTTGACTAGGTCGCAAATATTCCCAGCGCAAATCTAAACCGTTAGGATTACGCCAACGATACGCAAAGCATTCACCACCCAATAACAATTGTGAATACATCGACTGCCAAAATGTGTGGCCGTTAGCTGTCGTGCTAGGATTATTTAAAATTCCTTGTGCTCGTGGCATATTAGCCATTAATTGTACCGTGGCTAAGTCTCCAGATATTTGATTAACTGCTGAATAAATATCTGAATTTTCCAAAGCATCTTTGGCACTAACATACTCATTATCGCCAGTTGGTGATAGGAAATTAACAATGTTATCGTCGTCTACTGGTACGCTTTGAATACTAACTGAATTATTTTTTACCGTTGGTGGTTCAAAAAAGGGCATTATTAATCACCTCCTTTTTGGCCAGCTGTTACGACTTCCGAAAGCCAGCCAACTAAGAATAAAGCTACCGCGATTGCTAAGACGCCTTGTGCCTGTCCAAACAAAAAGGCTGCATACACTCCAGCAACCATACCTAGAATGAAACACAGTACATCAAAGTAATGCCAGATAGTCG